GCCGAGACCCGACGTTGCGGATCAAGGTACTCTGCGCGACGGACGAGCTTGCGAAGAAACGCGTGTCGCTCTTGCGCCGCATGCTGACGCACTGCGCCGAGGTGCGCAAGACCTTCCCCACGCTTCTGAGCGGCAGCGAGACCTGGCAAGCGCATTCGTTCTCGGTCGCGCGCGACACAATGGTAGTCGACCCGTCGGTCGAAGCCTACGGCGTGACGTCCTCGGGCACGGGCGGTCGCTGCGACTTGCTGATCTGCGACGACGTGTGCGACGCCACCAACTCGCTCTTCTCGCCGACGCGGCGCGAGGAAGTCAAAGAGCAGCTTCGGAACGTGTGGTGGAACTTGGTTCACCCGCAGCGCGGCCGGATATGGATTGTCGGCACGCCGTGGCACTACGCCGACGCGGTGCAAGAGCTCGCCGCCGGCGACACGTTCGCCACGCTGCGGCTTGGCATCGACGACGCCTACACGCCGCTTTGGCCGCAGCGCTGGCCGTGCGAGCGGCTCAAGGCGCGCCGCGCCGAGATCGGGCCGATCGCCTGGGCGCGCTCGTTCCAGTGCGTGCCGCTCGCGTCCGAGGACCACGTGTTCCGGCCCGAGTGGTTCCGCTTCTGGGCGCCGGGCGAGCTTCCCGCCGAAGGCGTGCAGCATTACATCGGCGTCGACCCGGCGTTCAGCAAGTCCGCCTCGGCCGACGACACCGGCATTGTCGTCCTCGCGCGCTGCGCGAACGCGTACTACGTCGTCGAGGCGATCCGCAAGCACGGCGCGTCGTTGCACGATCTGACGGCGACGCTCGACGCGCTCGCCGCGCGGTACAAGCCCGCGTGTATCGGCATCGAGGCCGTGCAAGCGCAAGTCTACCTCGCGCAGGCCATGAAGCGCGGCACGCAGTGGCCGATCCGCGAGCTCAAGACCTCGCGCGACAAGCAGTCGCGCATGGCCGTGCTCGCCGTGCACTTCGAGAACGGCCGCGTGCTGCTGCGCGCGAACGGCGGCAGCATGCCGCACCGCAGCCAGCAGGACTTGTACGACCAGCTCATCCAGTTCCCGGCCGCGCCGCACGACGACCTGTGCGACGCGCTGGACTTCGCCGTGCAGGCCGCGCAGCAGTCGAACGTGCAGTTGAGGATCCTATGAGCATACGTACTCGGCTCGCCTCATGGCTCGGCCTGACGCGGTACTACCAGCCGGGGAACCCGACGTGGGCGCTCGCCGGGCTTGTGGACAAGTCCGACCGGCTCGTCGATCCGTACCTGCAACACGTGTGGGTGTATTCCTGCGTGCGCGCGATCGCGACGAACATCGCGTCCGTGCCGTGGCGGCTCTACACGGGCACGGAAGAGAACGCGCGGCCGATCGAGGACGGCGTACTGTACGAACGCTTCAATCGGCCGAACCCGCTCTGGACGCGCTATCACCTGTGGGAAGCGACGGTCTCGCACCTCAAGCTCTGCGGGAACGCAATGTGGGTGCTGAAGCGGGACGCGCCGACGCAGCCGCCCGCCGAGATCCTCGTCTTCGGGAACGACGGCTGGGGCTGCGAGGTCGACGAGAACAACGCGATCACGGCATACGTATTCGACACGCGCGGGAAGCGCGGCAAGCTGCGGCTCGCGCCCGAGCAGGTTGTCCACTTCCGCACGTTCAATCCGAAGTCGAATGTCTGGGGCGTGGGCGAGATCGAGGCGGCGCGTCTGAGCGCGGACCAGGACTACATGGCCTCGGTTTACAACCGCTCGTTGTTCCCCAACAGCGCCATGCCGGGCGGCATTATCAAGCTGCCCGCGGGCGAGTCGCTCACCGAAACGCAATGGACGGCGCTCCGCTCGCGGTGGAACGACATGCACCAAGGCCCGGCGAAGGGCTTCCGCATCGCGGCGCTCGAAGGCGGCGCGGAGTTCGAGGCGATCTCGCTCACGCACAAGGACATGTTGTTCTTGGAACAGCGCAAGTGGAGCCGCGGCGAGATCCTTGCGTGCTTCAAGGTGCCGCCGTCCGAACTCGGCATCTTCGACGACGTACAGAAGGCCGTGCAAGAGAGCGTCGAGCGCGGGTTCTGGAACAAGACGCTGTTGCCCGTCATGCGGCTGATCGAGGACACGCTGCGCGCGCAGTTCTTCCTGCCGCTGGACGAGGAGCGCACGTGGGGCAAGTTCGATCTGTCGGGCGTCGCCGCGTTCCAGAAGAACACCGCCGACTTGATCGCGCAGGCGCAACAGCTCTGGGGCATGGGCATGCCGCTCGCGCAGATCAACACGTACTTGGGCATGGAACTGCCGGAGTTCGACGGCGCGGACCAGGGCTACATGTCGCTCGGCGTCGCGCCGGTCGGCACGCTGCCCGGCGAAGCGTGGGCGAATCCCGCCGCGGGCGCGACGAGCGTCAACAGCGAGACGGCCGAGAAGGCGGCGGCCGACGCCATGGCTCGCGTGGCGCTCGACGCCGCCGAGGCGAACTCGCGAGACGCGCTGCCGCACACGCCCGAGGAAGCGGCCGAGTGGGAGTCGTTCGTGCGGGCGATTACGCCGTCCGAGCGCGGCATGCAAGAAAGCGTGCGCGCGTACCTCAACCGCGTAAAGAAGTGGCTCGCCGAGCAGCTCAAGGGCGCGGGCGACGTGGCGGCCATTCCCGTCGAGGCGCTCATGCTCGCCGACAAGTGGGACGACGAACTGCGCGGCCTTGCCGCCGAGCACTACCGCCGGATCGTCGAGACCGTGAAGCCGCGCGTCGAGGCGCGCCTCGGGAAGATCGGCATCGACTTCGAGCTCAACCTCAAGGACAAGCGGCTCGTTGAGTTCCTGCGCGGCAAGGAATTGAAGATCGTCGACATCAACGACCGCATACGCAACGGCGTACGCGAGGCGCTGGCCGAGGCGCAAGAGAAGCTGCTGACGGTCAACGAACTGCAAGAGTCCATCTTCGCGGTCATGCAGGACTCGCGCGCCCGGTCGTTGCGCATCGCGCGCACCGAGACGGCCAGCGCGGCGAACGGCACCGAGTACGTTGCGCATCGCATCGCCGGGGTCGAGAAGCACGCATGGATCGCCGCAATGGACGAGAACACGCGGGACTCGCATCTCGCGTGCATGCGGCAAGGCGCGATCGAAGTCGGCAAGGAGTTCGTCAACGGGCTGAGGTTCCCCGGCGACCCGCGCGGCGAGGCGGGGGAAATTTGCAATTGCCGGTGCCTTCTTATTCCAACTAAGTGAGGACTCGAACGGTATGCAGAAATCGAACGGCACGGCGAAAACGATCCTCGCGCTTGTCGCGGCGATTGGCATTCCGGGGGTTGGTGTCGCCGGGTTCTACAAGCTGCAAGCCGACACGGACTGGCACGGCCGGAATATCGAGGCGCTGCGCGTGCGACACGAGGCGGACATCGCGTCGTGCGAGACGAAGTTCAACGCGCTCAAGGGGGCGCTTGACGGCATATCGACGCGCGGGGCGAGCAGCGACGCGAAGCTCGACATGCTTGTGCAGATGGTTCGGGACATGAAGAGGACGCACGAATGAACGCGATCTATACCGACGTCACGACGGACGGCAACGAGACCGGGACGGTGGTGCTGACCGACGCGCCGGAGACGAACGCCACGCCTACCGGCATGCGAGACGAGTACACGACGCTGACGTGTGACTTGACGCGCGCGGGGGACGGTGACGATTCGCGCGTGCGGCGGTTCGTGGCGTCGACCGCCATGCGCGATCGGTACGGCGACGAGATCCTCGTCGAGGCTTGGGACACCAAGCACTACATGAGCAACCCGGTGTTCCTCTGGGCTCATGACTACTCGGCGCTTCCGCTCGGCCGGGCCGTGGCGATCGAGCGCACGGACAAGGCGCTCATGATCGACGTGCGGTTCGCCGAGGCCGACGCGAACCCGCTCGCCGAGCAGGTGCTCAAGCTCTACGACGGCGGGTTCATGCGCGCGGTGTCGGTCGGCTTCCGGTCGAAGGCCAGCGAGTGGATCGATCCGACGGCCGAGGACGAGGCGAAGCGGCTCAAGAAAGAGCCGGACCTTCGGCCGGGCAAGCGGTTCACGAAGGTGGAACTGCTTGAGCTTTCGGCCGTCCCGGTTCCGGCGAACCCACAGGCGCTTATGCAAGCGCGCAAGAAGGGACTCGCGGTCCCCGAGGCGCGGCACTTCACGTACGTATACGCCCCCACGGTCTCCGATCCGTGGCGTATCGAGACCGGCGCCGGCGCGGCGGGCGTGGAGCCCGAGCGCGCGGCAGAAGAGCAGCCGCAGCCGAACGCGGCGGCACACGTCGAGGGCCATGCGGAGACGGGCAAGGACGAGCTGTCGGTATCGACTCCGTCCCCGGACGCCGGGCAACCCGAAGCGTGCGCGGCCGTCGCGGCGACGCTGCTCGAGGTGCTGGTCGAACTCACACGCAACGAACAGAGGTAATCACACATGCCAGACCCGATCACGATCGATCAACTGTCGAGCCGTCTGGACGACGCGCTCGGCGAGCTGAAGAAGGTGCGCGAGCTGCGCGAACGCGAGGAGCAGGCGCGCCTCGCGGCAAAGCCGAGTCCGGTGTCCGTCGACGCGACGGTTCCGGCCACGGCGGCCGACCCGGACGAGAAGCTGTACGAGGAGCGCGTGCGCGAGGCGCAGGCGCGGTCTCCGGCGGGGCTGCCGCCGAAGGACAAGTTCTCGTTCGTGCGGTTCTTCCGCGCGCAGATGGCGCACAACCCGGCGCTCGCGCCGTACGAGATGCGGTGCTTCGCGGCGTCGCAGAAGAAGTTCGACTCGTTGCACGAGAAGGCCATCGGCTGGGCTTCGGGTTCGTCCGGCGGCTACTGGATCGGCTCGGAGTTCCTGCCCGAGGAGTTCGTGGCGCACTTTCGCGCGGCGCTCGTATGCGCGAAGGCGGGCATGCGGATCCTCCCGTGCACGGGCGCTCCGGTGCAGATCCCGATGACGACGGCCAGCGGTACGGTGTATTGGCTCGCGCAGAACGCGACGATCACCGAATCGAGCCCGACTCCGGGGCAGCTCAGCCTGACGCCGAAGTTCGCGGCGAACCGCGTGCAGCTCAGCAAGTTCCTCGTCAACACGTCGTCCGGCGCGGCCGAGCAGATCGTCCGCGAGGACATGTCACAGGCGCTGGCGGTGGCGATCGACGCCGCGGTTCTCGAAGGCTCGCCGACCACGGCCTCGCCGTGCCCGACGGGTATCGAGAACACGAGCTCGATCAACAACGTCGACATCGGGTCGAACGGCGGCGCGCTCACGCAGGCGCTGCTTGACGACATGATTTACGAGCTCGACGTGGACAACGTCCCGCAGGACGGGCGCGCGTTCATCATGCATCCGCGCACGTGGCACAACATCACGCAGTTCATCAAGGGCTCGACGGCGAACGATTTCGTGTACGCGCCGGACGGTTCGTACACGCAACCGAACGTGCAGGGCGCTCCCGCCATGCGCATTCGCGGCATCCCGGTGTTCCTCTCGACGAACGTTTCCATCGCGGAGACGAAGGGCACGGGGACGGCGCTGGCGAACGTGTACCTGGCGCGCATGACGGACGTCATTCTCGCCGAGTGGGGCGGCGTCGAGCTGGCCGCCACGGACGTGGGCGGAAACGCCTGGGCACAGAACGCGGTCGAGATCCGCGCGACGTACGCCTGCGACGTGGGCGTCCGCAACGCGAACTCGATCTGTCTGATCGACGACTCCACGAGCTAACGCATAGCGCGTGTGACTGAGAGTGTGGCCGAGGCCGGGCCGTGTGAGTGGCGACGCTTGCGCGGCCCGGCCGAGGCGCACTGAAACGCATGAACGAAGTCAAGCGGTGGCGGGTGAGGCGGCGGCTGCGCGGCGCGAGGGTCGGCGCGGTGATCGAGGCGACCGAGGCGCAGATCGCGCCGTGGCGGCACATGGTCGAGCTCGTCGAGGACGAGCTTCCGGCGCCGCCCGGACGTTCGGTTGTCGTTGACCGCGCGATGCACGCGCCGCCCGTAGCGACGGTGATCTCATGAACCTCTGCATGCTGTCGTCCGTCAAGGCGCTGCTCGACATGCCGCCGGACCATACGAAGTACGACGAAACGCTGCAACTGATTATCGCGGGCGTCTCGCGGCAGATCGAGGCACACCTCAACCGCAAGGTGCTCGCGGGGACGTACACCGAGTATTTCGACGTACTGGACGGCGCGAGCCGGTTCTCGCTCAAGGCATATCCGGTGTCGGCGCTGACGAGCGTGACGAACGCTCCAAGCTGGCAGTGGTCGAGCGGCACGGTGATCAGCGCGACGTCGATCGACTATGCGTCGCCGGACGGCGTGCTGAACGTCTACGCGGCGGCGCTTGCGCCGGGACCACGCGCGCTGCGGGTGATCTATACGGGCGGCATGGCGGCGAGCGTCGAGACGCTCGAGGTTGGCGACTACGCCGATGTGGCGCTTGCGGCGGTCCAGCAGACGATCGCGGTTTGGAACAACCGGCGGCTGTTCGGCGTGCAAGCGGCGTCGGTCGGGTCGCAGTCGTTGTCGCCGGGCTCGGCCTCGTTGCTTGAGAGCGTCAAGGAGCTTCTGGGGCCGCATCGGAGGCTGACGCATGTCTGAGTTCAAGGTCGAGCGCGAAGCGTTCCACGCGGCTTGTGCGGCCGTCAGCAAGCGCGTAGGGGCCGGGCTCAAGACGTCGTTCCGCGGCTGGGCGACGTTCGTCATGGCACAGATCAAGCTCAGCGTAGCGTCGCGGTTCAAGTGGCGCGGCGGTCAGTTTCGGAAGTCGTTCTCTGTGCGCATCGGCGGCGTAGGCGGCGACACCGAGGCGCGGTTCGCGTCGACGCACAAGGGCGCGAAGCTGCAAGAGTACGGCGGCGTCGTGCGGCCGAAGAACCGCAAGTTCCTTGCGATCCCGATTGCGGGCGGCCCGGCGTTTACGCCGAGCGGCGTCCAGCGGTACGGGTTCTCGCTCTATAGCACGTTGCCGAAGACGACGCACTCGTTCTGGTTCCAGGGCGACGTTTCGGGCGGCGTGCTCATGGGCCGCAAGAAGTCGGGCCGCAACCCGCCCGCGCAAGCCTGGTACTCGCTGCGCAAGTCCGTGCGCATCCCGCCGCGGCTCAAGATGCGCGAGTCCGTACGGCGCGCGATAACCGACCTCAAGGCGCAGATGGCGCAGGCGGTGAACCGTGGCTGACACGCGCAAGACCACGATCATCAACTCGTGCCTCACGGCCATCGGCGCGATCGTGCGCGGCTCGACGTACGAGCGCACGGTGTCGCTCGCGCGCCGCAACGCCTCGGCGCTGCCCGAGATCCCGACGGCCGACGCCGTCTGGGTCGAGACCACGACGCAAGCCAAGTCGACGCTCACAAGCGGCGTGGCCGCCGTAACGCTGACCGTCACGTTCGGCTGTCTGGTGGTTGACTCGCTCGACCTTGGCAAGGCGGTTGACGACATCGAGGCCGACGTCGAACGCGCGCTGGCGGTGGATATTACGCGCGGCGGGTACGCGCTCGATACGCGCGTGGTGCGCACTGAGGAGTTCATTGCCGAGGCGCAGAGCCCCGTCGGCGGGGCGCTGATTGACGTCGAGATCAAGTACCGGCACGCGGACGGCAACCCGTACGCGGCGGTGTGAGTAGGAGAACAACGCATGGGACTGCTGAACCGTAAACGACAGGTGGCCGCGAAGGTCGAGAGCACCAAGGGCTCGCCCGAGACGCTCGCGGCGGCCGACGCGAACATCCTCGCCGAGGTGATCGGGTTCAAGATCAACCGCGAGCCGCTCGCGCGAGACCCGATCACGTCGACGCTCTCGCGGTACGTGTCGCTGCCGAGCGTCTCGACCATGACGCTCGACATCAAGGTCGAGATCAAGGGCAGCGGCACGGCGGCGACGCCGCCGAGTTGGGGCAAGCTCCTACGCGGCTGCGGGGTTTCGGAGACCGCGACGACGACGGTTCTCTACAAGCCGGACTCGGACGACGCCGACAGCGCCACGCTCACCATGTGCGTGCGCATCGACGGCAAGGACTATCTCATGTACGGCGCGCGCGGGAACGTGCGCTTCAGCGCGACGGCGAACCAGCTCGTGTTCGCCGAGTTCTCGTTCACGGGCATCTTCTCGGACGACTCGGACACGGCGCTCTTCTCAAGCGTGACGTACGAGAGCACGGTCCCGCCGGCGTTTCGCGCGACGAGTACGACCTTCAATTTCGGCACGGCGTGGTCGACGAGCGTCTACTCGGACTGGACGCTCGACCTCGGGAACACGGTGTCGCTGCGCACGAACGCGAACTCGACCAGCGGCTTGGCGTACGCGCAGATCGTCGAGCGCGATCCGAACGGGACGTTCGACCTCGACACGCCGCTCGTAGCGACGCAGGACATCTACGGGCACTGGGGGACGCCGACCACGGGCTCGCTGGCGATGGAGATCGGCTCGGCGGCCGGGAACCACATCAGCGTCGGAGCGCCGGTGTTCCAGATCACCGACATTGCCGAGGGCGAGCGGGACGGGATAGCGACGAGCACGATCTCGTATCACCTGCGGCGTTCGACGGCCGGGGACGACGAGTTCACGATCACGCACGCGTAAGCGGCGAGGAGGAGGACTGGCTGTGATTGCACTGAGCGCACGGGAGGAGTGGGACTACGTGCTGACCGAGGACCGCGGCACGGCGGCGCCGACGCGCTTCCGGCTGCGGCCGCTGACGCTGCGAGAGCGGAACGAAGTCGAGGACTTGATCGGCGAGAGCATCGGCACGCGCGGCTACCGCTACGGCACGGTTAACACCAAGGTGCTGCGGGCCGGGCTGGCCGGGTGGGACGGACTGACGGACGCCGCCGGTGCCGAGGTGCGGTACGCGGCGGACCGGGACGGCCGGGTGCGCGAGGAGCTGCTGGAGCGCTTGCCGTCGGCGGCGTGCATGGAGCTGGCGAACGAGATCCTCATGCGGTCGACGGTGACGGCGGCTGACAGAAAAAACTGATCGTCGCCGCGGCGATCGCCGAGGGCGCGGTCCCGACGCGGTCGTGTGCGGCGTGCACGGAGGCGCAACGGCGCGAGTACGGATGCGAGACCGAGACCGAGCGGCAAGAGCACTGGGTCGAGCTCGACGGCGAGGTCGTCAAGCGCTGTCCGTACGCGCTTGCCGGGGCGCGCGAGCGGCGCGTCGTGCAATACGCCGGTCTGATCGAGTCCGGGGTCCTGCCGGATGCGGGCGGCTGGTGCGACCAGGCCGCGTCGTTCTGCGAGGCGGCGGCGGTTGCGCTCTCGGCGCGGCGGCAATTCGAGCAGGAGGCGCGGAAACGTGACCGACGCTGAACTTGCCATCGTCGTGAAGCTTCGGGACATGTTCTCGAAGCAGCTTGACTCGATCGTCAAGAACACGGACAAGAGCGCCAAGCAGATGGAAGGCTCGTGGAAGAAGCTCACCGCGGGCATCACGGCGGCGAAGGTCGCCGTCGTCGGATGGCTCACCGGGCAAGTGGCGCATGGGATTGGGATGGTTGCGGAACTGGGCGCGAAGGTCGACCGCGCAAACGTCGCGTTCGGCGCGATGTCGAAGCGGGTCGGCGTCGACG